TGACAATGGTCTATTGATAGGGGTAAGTTGTCATCAAACCACATTAGATTTCCTACAATATTCTTAAGTTTAGTAATAGTTATAGCGTCGATAAGTAGCTGTATATTAATATCAACTTCAAAATCTAAGTTTTGATCTGTTACACCTACCATGCAATCCGTAATATCTAGCAACTGGCTACCATTCGCTAGAACATATAAACTATTATCCGAGGCCTTATATTTTAAGGTTATGCGATACCCAGCAGCTTTTATAACATATGGTTTGATAAGCTTTAGTCTTATTGCCATTTCGGTAAAGTCTAAATTTAAAGTGCTAGATGCTAACCTGCGGGGTATTACCTGTTTAATATCCGGCATAATACCATAAATATTGGTAGTAGGCTTATAGGTCTCAATGTCTCCATACCAATGGACTCTATAGCCGTCGGTTGCTAGCAATAGTGTTTCGCTGCTATAAGGTATCATACAACTTTGTAACTTATCCGGTGTTTTCTTTAATGCTTTTAAAACATATTCAACCTCATTATAATTAATTGGCATGTTTAAACCCCTTTATATTGTATTTTTTTTCTAATAATCCCAATGTAAGTTAAACTTACTATAGTAAACGCCTGCATCATCATACATGGCTAGGTTGTCATTAATATTATCTAACTCTAACTGGTCTATTTCTTTTTTAGTTGCCATTTTGACTATTTCTGCAGTCCGGTCATTGTTGTTTATTGCATAAATAAGCCCCGATGTTCCACTAAATACTTCGCCATTAATAGCCATTGTTTTTGTTGCATAATATTTCCCGTAATCTAGATATTTTGCTTTCATAGTTTCGATACCTCGTTTTCTATAAATTTATATTATCTGATAAATCAGTTCAATCGTTAATTATCTATTGTATTTCGGACAGCATTTCTAATTCACTATCTGTAAAAAGCATGGTCATATTTTTATACTCATTAGTAACGGCATTGTATGTGTTTTCTACGGTTATGTCTTCTATATCGTATCCAAAATCACCGCAAAAGTTTTCAAACGTACCAACATCATATTTTTGTAAACAAGCTAGTATATCGTAATTGGTTGGTGGTGTTCCTAGCTCTACATAAAAGCCGTCACCTCTTTTAAGATCATAAAGATTTTTTTCAAGGGTATAATTACGTTGTAGAAATTCCTCCGCCCTTTCGGGGTGTATTTTGTACCTACCATCTAAACTATTACCACTTAGGCTAAATTCTCTATTATTCGGGTATTGCTTTAGCTTTTTACTATTTGCTGTCGACTGTCCAAAAGTAAAGGTAAACAGCCTATTACCCCTTTTAATAGTAACATTGTAAATGTCTCTTTTATCTTTATCTTTTGGGAAATAATAATCATTTTTAAAGTATTCAACTGTTATAGTAACACCCAATTTATTTAGTAACTCTGTCGCTTGTTGTTCATATTCACTCATAATATTTATACCTCGTTTCTTTTATTATATTCTCTTACACGGGCTAAACCCGCTTGTATAAAATCCATTATATCAACAATTATCGCTATTATTTAATTCTATTGTTCTCATAATATTTTTTCCTTTTTTAGCTTTTTTGTCATCCCTACTAAGTAAGGATTATCCTAATATAACCATGTTAGTTTCTTGAATTCCTTCATGGCTTTTATCTTCGTATAGCCAATATAGACTTGATGGACTCGGTACCCGTTGACAACTTCTGATATTTCATAACTACCATTATTATTTTTAAATATATTCATAATATTTCCCCGTTTCTATATAAATTAAAATTGTGATGTACTAAGTACATTTATAACGCCATTTCTCATAGCTAGTATAATAGATACTTCATAACTCTTTTTTGCTTTGAATTCTTTAGCTGCAATATTCTGGGCCTCAAGGCTAGTATTAGCCTTTACTTCTATCTCTTTACCTTTATAGTAAGCATTGTATATATTCATAATTAACAGTCTCTTTCCTAAATAATTTTAATCTCTATAGAGGAAGCCTCTATACTTCCTTGCATATGTACCTCGAAGCCCCATAAATCGAGTCTTGTTTATCTGCATATGCCCTGGCACGATTCCTAAAAGGGTAAGTTGTTGCATAAACTATCTTATTCGTTTGTCTATCTATAACTATATATTTTGACATGATATTCGCCTTTTTCTCACTTAGATTTAGGTCAGTTAGAACGTGTAAGAATTACACAATATAACTGACACGTGTAATACAAGGGTTAAGGGTAAAATTATATCCTTATTTTACTGTGGATTGTAAAAAGCTATCTTAAATATAGTAACATATTGCTTACAGATTGTGTAGTAACTGATTTTAAGTATTAATACTCTATGTTGAGTGCCCAGGTAAATCGAGGTCTCGGAGTCTCAAAATAAGGTAAAAACACTTGGCACAAAAATTTTTTTCTACAATTAAAGTGAAAATAAAGTAGTCGTTTTTGATTTACATAATTACTCAATGATCCATACTACCTTTTTTTTTAGTTAAAAAGTAGAGTAATATTACTTAGCATACCCAACTTTTTTTTCTTGTATGCTTTTTGAATCCGTATATCTAAATAAGCCATTTTAA